TTAATAGTTTTCCATAATATCAGCTACACTTGATTTCATTTTCTTTGTGACATGCGTATAAATTTGGGCAGTAGTTTTAGCGTCTGCATGTCCTACACGTTCCATGATTGATTTTAGCGGCACGTTATTCTCTGCTAGACGGCTAATAAGAGTGTGACGGAAGATGTGGCTAGTAAGTTTTTTTGTAATTGGGTCTTCCAATCTTTCATTAGCTTTTTTTAAAGCTAAGTTGAATGAGTTAGTCTGAATTGGAACACCGTTTTTTGTTGTAAAAAGGTATCCCATATCTCTATATCTATGATTTGTATTTTTTTCTAGTTCGTTCATAAATTCTAACTCTTGTAGAATTTCAAGTTCTCTACTTGTCATGATGGTTTCACGATAAGAAGCTAATGTCTTTGGTGCTGTCTTTTCCCCGTTACGATATCCTTCTGTATGATCAAATGTTCCGTGCAACTGCAATATTCTTGACTTAGATTCGTAGTTGCACGGCTCAATGCTGACAGCTTCACCGATACGACAACCGTTCAAACTGATAAACTCAGCCAACAAACCAAGACGGTAAGTGCTAGGTCTTCTGTACAATTCTTTCAATAATGGTTTAATTTCATCTTCTTCAAGATATTTTTCTTCAGCCTTTTTCCAGTCTTCAAGAGTTTTCTTTACCCTTGGGAGTTTAGCACGTCTTGCAGGATTATCTTGGATAATATCCAAACCAACAGCATAATCAAATGCTAAGTTTAGCATAGACTTATTACGCTCTTTTTTATTCCTAGAGCAATCTAGGTTATCGAGATAATTCTGAACGTATTTAGGATCAATATTCACTACTTTAACACCTATTCCAAAAGTTTCCCTTATCTCTTCGATGTTACCCCTCAGAGAAGCTACAGACGACCTTTTAAGTTCTTTCTTATAAAACGCCCACCATTCATCGAAAAGTTCCGTGAAAAGTAACTCAGAGGCCTTTAATTGCGCTATTTTTTCTGTTATTTTTTGTTCAAGGATTTTTCGAGCTGCTTTATAAGCTCTTGAATTATCCTTCTCCATAGTAACGGATACAGGTTTCCATGTTCCAGTGTAAGGATCTTTATAATTTTCACGAAATTTGAATTTACCGTTATCAGTTTCTTCTATCCACATTTGTTTTTTACCTCATTTTTTGTTAAAATGAGTATAAGAAAACGACCTATTTAATGGTTGTTTCTTATACTAGATCCGCCTCACGCTCGCACCGACCAAAGTTGAACGTGTGGCTTTTTTATTTTACTTGATTTTCTCAAATACCATTGTAGCTTGTATTCTATCTCCGCCACCAAATCCTTTACTGCCACCATTTGATGTGGTAATAGTGTGTAGGCGATATCCTTTTTTTGCTTGCTTATTAATAACATTTTCAAGTTCAGTTAAATTTCCTGAGCCTGTTCCTATAAGCTTTTCTTTTAGTGTAACTTGTAGCACAACATATTCATAATTTTCGCCAGAAGCAGTTGAAACAGTACTAGCTTCTTTTACATTGTCCAAAAATCCCATGATAATCTCCTTTAACCTATTAAAGTATAATATTCATCAATAACCATGACTTCATCGGTCGTGGTCTTTAAATTATGTCTTTGCATAAAAGACAAGTAGTTAAACTCATGTTTGTCTTCTACTTTGTCAAATTCATCTTCAAGCAAACACCTGATCATATGTCTATTTGCCTGCAATTCAAATTCTTCATGACGCCTTTGATATTGGCCAGAATCATGTTCAATATGTCCTAGTTCATGAAAAATAACTTTCTTTTTTGACTCATCGGATAATGCTCTATTAACGAAGACAACTTTTATTTCATCAATATAGATTCCTGGACGTGGCCATAGTTCATTATCGAAATAAGCTAATTCTACATTATGGAAGTCTAAAATCTCCTCAATAGTCATAGACTATCTTCCCTTCAAGTAAATTTCAATAATATTTTGTATTGCTTCAATATCTGATTCAGTAAGCGGCTTACCATCGAACGTTTTGGCGTTTTTGGCCATTTTTCGTAGATCTTCAGAAGTGTATTCTTGGTTATCTTTTGCAATTGCAGGGTTATCAGTGCGACCAAGCAAGTAATCTGTTGAGACGTGGAAATAGTCTGCAATCTCTTGTAATTTTTCAGAACCTGGTTTGTTTCGTTTTAAAGCATAGATGGTATTTCGACTATACCCCATCTTTTCTTCTAGAGAATTTATTGAAAGACCTTGTTTTTTAGCAAGTTCTTTTATCCTTTCAAATGTTATAAACACTGATTTATCAACCTTTCTGGAGGATGACAAAAAATATTTTAAAGAATTTCAATAAAAACCGTTGACTTTTTACGGAGAATACTCTAAAATAGTTTTTGTAAGATAGTTAGTTAGTAAAAAACGAAGTTAAACATTTTACAAATCTTTTTAAAGTAGTTGGGGAACCGCGTAATATAAAAGAGTTATAAACGTTATAACTATGTTTTTCTTATGCCTCTATTTTAAAGTATACTCTAAAAAATGTCAATGAAAAATTTAAATTTTTACTAACTTTATTACTTACAAGTTCTTTGACAATTGAATATCGTATGTGATATGATATAGGGGAAGTGAAGATAGTTTCGTCGCGCATAGGCGAACATAAAAACCCCTTGCAAAATCCTACAAATGCAAGGGGTTTTTTCTATTTTGCAATAGAAGCACTAATCAGCACTGTCATCAAGCCATTTCTGGATTAATAACAGGATTATTCCAACCAATAGCGGTGCGATAATAGTTGTGAAGATAGCTTCGCACATAGACGTCACCTCCTTAGCTAAGGCAGGTATAGTAGTGCCAGTCAATATTATATCATGTACGTTATCGATTGGATAGCGTACTTTTTTGTTTAAAAGTATAAAACACCACCTAGCTGCTATCTAGATGGTGCTACGGAAATTATTCTGCTCGAAATGAAAATGCTAGAGTGTCCGATACTCTAGCACCCACCAATTTTGATTAGCTCTCTGCCCATCGGACAGACAAAACAAATCTTCGCTGGATTGGGAACCAGCACTGCATGGTTTATAGGTAGCAACAACGACTCTATACCCCTAAGTCGAATAACGGCAATATTTTTACGTGTCATGCCACCACTCCATCTATCTCTAATTTAAAGTGATAGACATTTTCGACTTAGATTCATTCCTAGTTTTGCGCGTCTAGTCCGCTTCGGCTCCGAGTAGAGCAATGTGTCTATTTACCTATGAGAGCACAGTACCTTTCAAAAATTCTGCTAACAATAACATCAGCTCCTTTCTGTAATAAAGGTACTTTCATTATAAGATTGTAAGTCAAAAAAATCAAGATGGTTACAAAAATTATTGAGCAGAATAACGATTTCCGTATATTTTATTAATATTTTCTACTTATTTTTGAAAAAGGAGGTATACAAATGCCCGATAACACAATCGCCATCGAAAAAATTAAAAAGTATTTGCTTGATAACAACCTTAAACAAGTTGATCTAGCAGTTACTTATGGCAAAGAACCGCAAGATGTGGCGAACATTCTTGCTGGACGAAAAAAAGACCCAGCATCAAATCGCTTTGTTTTAAAAGTTATTTCAGATTTAAAAATCAGATAGAAAGGCATCAAATGAATCAAATAATCAATATTACAGTAAACGATAACCATGAACCAGTTGTCAGTGGTCGGGACTTGCACAAAGTGCTTGAAATTAAAACAGCTTATAAAGATTGGTTTCCAAGAATGGCCGAATATGGCTTTGAAGAAGGTCAGGACTTTAGCTCATTTTTGAGCAAAAGTACAGGAGGTCGCCCTAGTCAAGACCATGTACTTAAACTAGACATGGCTAAAGAAATTGCGATGTTGCAACGGAATGAAAAATCAAAGCAAGTCCGCAAATACTTTATTCAGGTCGAAAAGGACTTTAATAGTCCCGAGAAAATCATGGCAAGAGCCCTGCTGATGGCAGACAAGAAAGTACATAAATTAGAGGCTCAGATTGAGGCTGACCGTCCAAAGGTGCTATTTGCTGATGCTGTAAGTGCTAGCAAATCATCTTGTCTGATTGGTGAGCTAGCTAAAATCCTGAAACAGAATGGGATCAATATTGGTCAGAATAAGCTATTTCAGTGGTTACGAGCCAACGGCTACCTAATCAGTCGCCGCGGTGAGTCTTGGAATCAGCCAACGCAAAAAAGTATGCAACTTGGATTGTTTGAACTCAAAAAAACAGCCATCAATCACTCTGATGGTCACACTACAACAAATGTAACCCCAAAAGTTACTGGTAAGGGGCAACAATACTTTATTAATAAATTCCTTAATCAGGAATATCTACCAGTTTAGAAACGTAACAAAACTAACGAAGGGAGAAAATATGGAAGAGAAAAAATTTTTTACTACATATGAAATGGATCTGATGAATTCAGTTGTAACTCTTCAAAAATCAATCTTAACGCAAACGGAACATTTGTCAGATCAACTAACAAAAAAGCTTCATCACCTAGAAGACTACAATAGTCCGATTGATGATGAAGCAATTAGATTGGCTGAGGTAACAGCAGAATTTTACAAGTTGTTAATCAAGTCTCCTAGTGTTGGAGCAACTGTCAAGGAGATTGTGAGCGAGGGACATAAGCGTTAAGGCCGTAAGAGCGTCATTGAGATTATCTGGATTGTAGTATTTGAGTTTGTGAGCTTTAGAGTTGCGATAAAGGTGAGCGATTGCAAGTAGCAAATTTTTTAATCCCTTATACTCACTTTGTTCGTCTAGAGTCTGCAATTTATTACCGTTGATAATCACAATGGGTTCTCCGGGTTTGAAACATTGATCTATCAGACTAGCTGAGTCCATTGCTGAGCCCGTTAGCAGACGAATACGATGAAAAACACCTTTACTTGCTTCAAATACGGCATGAAAATAGTTTTCTTGTAAGAGCTCTTGAGTGCAGAATTTTAAAACGTGAGGGTGTACTTTTAATTCTTTTAATCTACTATCAAGTGTTTCGAAGCGTTTTTTGGCCTCTGATAAAGTTTTTGAAGTAGTAGTAGTAACAATTTGTCCGCTATCTGATACAATCAAACCTTTTAGCGAGAGCGGAATGTTAATGGCGGTTCTTAACTGTTCAAAAATTGAAACTTCATTAATGTATCTTAAAGGATTACAGACGTATTCAATCACAAGTTTTATATTATCTGTATTCTGTGTCCTATTTAATATATCGGACATGAGATTGTGCACCCGTTTGTGCTTGTTAAATCCAGAATTTTGGTCGTTTTGGGGATAACCTAAAACTTCGCCCATTCGGGTTATTTCAGAATGCGAAACATAGTCAGATAGTATTTTACCGATTGTATCAACGAATTGGGTGTCAATATTTAACATAACAAACCTCGTTTTTATTTAAATTATACCACAGAAAGGAGAACCACATGAGACCAAAACGATATCCGTATAGCGGAGAGAAAAAGAGAGCCTATCATAAGATAGACCCTGAACTGATAAAAACCGGTAAAGTTGATTGCATCAATCTCCCTTAAGTACGCCAAGCTCTAACAATGCATTTGTCATAGCTGCGATAGTAGATTTAGAGGTTGACTTAGAGACATACTCCAAAATATTAACGATATGCTGAGCTTGCTTTTGTGTAATAGGTGCATTCATTTGATTAAGTTCCGCAACGACAAATTCAACTAATTGGTTGTCAACATTGAAATTTTGGTTGATATGTTTTGAGACAACTTTCATAAATTCTTTTGTATCCATAATTAATCTCCTTTCTTGCTTATTTGACTAAACAAGATTAGAAGAGTAGAGGTCTCTCGAGAGATCTTGTTGAATCATACGAATATTATATCAAGACTATATTGAAAAATCAATATATTGTATATAAAAAGTTATCAACAACTACATGTTGTGCTTAGGAGGAATTATGTGGGGTAAAATCGAAGCTCTATTAATTGAGAAAAAAATGACCAAATATGAACTGTCACAAAAGGCTGGATTGAACCAAAATTGCTTGATTGATCTAAAGAAAGGAAGAAAAAAATCATTGAAATTTGATGATGTCGTTAAAATCGCCGATGTCTTAGGTGTCAGCTTAGACGAATTTAGATAACAAAAAAGTCCGACGGGAATCGGACTCAAAACAAACTTAATTTACTTAATTATATCACGAAAGAGGTGATAAATCCATGCAATCACAACTTACTTACGATCTATTCAAAAAGCAGATAGCAGAAGAGCTTTTTGATGAGTTTAAGAAACTCATACAGGAAAAAGATTTAGCAAATCAGTGGGTCAATCAAACAGCACTCGTCAATGAATACGACTACTCATGGCAAACTATAAAACGCATGGAAAGCTATGGACTTAAATCTTTTAAAAACGGCAAAGACAGAATGTATTGTCTTGCTGATGTCAATGAAATAAAACACTTAATGAAACAATAAGCGCTGGGGAGTGCTAGAGGAGTATAACATGAACAAACTAGAACTATTTTTATTAACAACAACAATCATCTTAGTGATCATTACTAGGCTTCAACATGAAGTCATTAAAAAACACAACTCGCCAGAGAATAAGCGAAAAATTTTTAGGGAAGTAGCTTTAGAAAACAGCAAGAAATGGAGTGCAGAACGCTATGTCTAAATGGGAATTACAAAGGCTACTGTTAGCTAATGCGACAGATTTTGAGAGTACAGTAGAAGCTCTGTTTGAGTTAAATGAATTGGGCGAAATCTCGGACGAGGAACTCTTGTTAAATTTGAGAATTAGTTACAGGAAATACTCAGAGGAAAAACTTCGTATTATTGACAAACTCATTAAACTAGGAGGCGCAGAATGATGACAACTTTTGAAAAGATTATTAAGAAAATTAATCGGATTGAGGGGGGGTTAGTTAAACCTGAAGCTGAAAGACGAGATAGCTTACCTATCCTATCTGCTCAGTTGAGTGCTATCAAGCAAGATTTAAAATTGATGCTTTGGATTGAGCTACCGACGTTAAATGGCGTAGAGAAATATGAAGCTCTTTATCAAGGAAATGATTTTAAATTCAGTGAAACTTTCTTAGAGCGTAAAGCGACAAGAAAAGCCTTTTGGAGACGATTAGCTAAAGAAACTTTCAAAGAAGACCAGGATAAGAGGAACTTTGTTAAGTTGGCTGAGAAAGAATTTAAAGGTGCAACTTTGTCATGGCAAGAATTTTTGTGGGGTAAAAAGAAATGAATATATCACTAAAATTTATTGATGAAACCCTAGCTGGCTTAAATGATATTTTACGTCAGGGGGGGCTCTCTTGTTCCCAAAGTCAAGCCCTGGTGGACGCAGTTTTTATACTAATAGCTTTAAAACAAGTAATTGAGGAGAGAAAATGAACTATTTAGAATATGCACTAGCTTATCTTGAACGTGAGTTAGAAATTATTGACAACGATGTTATCGAAGTTGAGTTGCCTAACGGAGGTTGGGAGTTTGCGCCTAATCCCTATTACGAGGAAGGTTTACACGATAGCCCATACTATCGCAGCCAGGTTGCTAAAGACATTCTTGATATTAAAGGGCTTTTGGGGAGGTGAGGTTATTGATTGCATTAAAAAAGACGGCTTAGGTAACCGTCAACAATTATACACAATTAAATTATAACACAGAAAGAGAGAAACACAATGATTGAAGTAACTTTTAAAGCAGAGAGCATGGCAGGTGTTTTCGATGCTATGCGTGAAGCTCTGGATATGCCGAAGACAGTAACCAAGGATGTTGTTGAAAAAAAACCAGCTCCTAAAAAGAAAGAAGAGTCTGTAACTTTGACATTAGCTGATATTAAGAAAATGGCTAAAGCCAAGGTTGAAGAAGGGAAGTCAAAGGACATCAAGGAAGTCTTGAAAGAGATGAACGTCGCAAAAGTTGGTGAACTTGAAGAAAACCAGTTTGCTGAGTTTGCTGAGAAGTTGGAGTCCCTCTAATGCCAGTAGAAAATCACGCACTACTGTCTGCTTCTAGTGCTCACAGATGGCTTTATTGCCCTATGCTGCCGAGATTAGAAGCAGACTATCCTAGCCGCGATACCGTATATACTCAAGAGGGCACAAGCGCCCATGAGCTTTCTGAAATCAAACTGATGTACAAGTCTGGTAAAATCACCAAGCGTAAATTTAACACGTTAACCAAGGCTTTTAAGGAAAACTCAGACTTCTACAACGAAGAGATGGAAGAGATGACGGAACTTTACACAGATATTGTTATGGAGCACCTAAATGCTTATGAGAACGCCGAAATTGAACTTGAAAAACGGGTTGATTTTAGCGACTGGGTGCCTGGCGGTTTTGGGACTTCGGATGTTGTCATTTTAGCGGATGGGGTCATTGAAATTATTGATCTTAAGTATGGCAAGGGCATGCCTGTGTCTGCTAACCAAAACCCACAGATGGGGCTGTACGCTCTAGGAGCTTATGCTTCCTACGATATGGTTTATGACTTTGACCGTATCAAAATGACCATTATTCAGCCACGTTTAGATTCGGTTAGTTCTGTTGACATTTACGTGGAGGAGTTACTCTACTGGGCGGATAATGTTGTCTTGCCTATGGCCGCTCAAGCAGACGCAGGCATTGGTGACTGGAACCTAAGTGAAAAAGTATTGCAGTGGTCTCCTGTCGCAGCTAAATTGGTACCAAGAGCGCAAGAAAATTGGGAATTAATTGATAAATATGACTATCAGGAGCCTGTCTATTTATCTGATGAAGCCGTCGCAGAGATTCTTGACAAAGCCTCAGCTATCAAGAAGTGGGTTGAGTCAGTTGAAGCCTATGCCCTGAAAGAAGCACTCTCGGGAAAAGAAGTTCCAGGCTATAAGATTGTTGAAGGTAGAAGTAATCGAGTCATCACTGATAAAGACAAAGCAATTGATATTTTACAAGATAACGGCTTTGACGATGAGATTTTTAAACCGAAAGAGCTGTTAGCAATGGGAACTCTTGAAAAGTTAATAGGTAAAACCACTTTTGCTGATTTATTAGCAGAAGTAATTGATAAACCACAGGGCAAACCTGTCCTTGTTAAAAATAGCGACAAGCGACCCGCATTAAATAGCTTAGAACAAGCAATTAAAGATTTTGAATAGGAGAAATTATAATTATGACACCAAACACAACTAAAGTAGTAACCGGAAAAGTACGCCTAAGCTATGTAGCTTTACTAGAGCCTAAAGCCTTTGAAGGTCAAGAGGCTAAGTATTCAACAGTTATCTTAATTCCAAAAACAGACAAAGTCACAATCAAGAAAATTAAAGACGCGCAGAAAGCTGCTTATGAGGCTGCCAAGGACAATAAACTCAAAGGGGTTAAATGGGAGCGCGTTAAGACAACGCTTCGTGACGGCGACGAAGAAATGGATACCGAAGAGCACCCAGAGTACGCTGGACACGTGTTCATGTCAGTGTCAAGTAAAACTAAGCCACAAATCATTGACAAGTATAAAAACCCCGTTGACTCAGCGGATGAAGTTTACTCTGGCGTCTATGCTCGCGTATCACTTAATGCCTATGCTTACAACACAGCGGGAAATAAAGGAATCTCTTGCGGATTAAACAACGTCCAAATTGTTGCTAAAGGAGACTACCTTGGCGGCCGTTCGTCAGCTGATGCAGATTTTGACGAGTGGAACGAAGAAGAGGACGAAGACGACATTTTATAGTAGAGGGCCTCTTTAGAGGCTCCTCATTTTTAAAGGAGAGGTATGAGACATTTAAATATTGATATTGAAACCTATAGTTCGAATGACATCAAAAATGGGGTTTACAAGTACGCTGACGCAGAAGATTTTGAGATTTTACTTTTCGCTTACTCTATAGATGGCGGAGAAGTAGAGTGCCTTGATTTGACAAGGCAGTCTCTACCTGAAGACATCAAAGATATGTTATTTGATGATAAAGTCCGAAAGCACGCCTTTAATGCCCAATTCGAAAGAGTTTGTCTCAGTCGTTACCTCGGTCTACCTTACTATCTAGATCCTTGCCAATGGCAATGCACCATGGTGCTGGCCCAAGAGTTGGGGCTGCCTTCAAGCTTGGAAAAGTGTGCGCTGTATTTAAAATTAGCGCAGGAAAAAGATACCTCGGGTAAAAACTTAATCAGATACTTTTCCCTTCCTTGCAAACCAAGTAAAGCTAACGGTGGGAGAACTAGAAATTTACCAGAACACGCCCCCGAAAAGTGGCAAATGTTTATTGACTACTGCATCCAAGACGTTGTTGTTGAGATGGCAATTGCCGAAAAACTAGAGTCAGTTCCTGTGCACGACCGTGAATGGGACTACTACGCATGCGACCAGAGAATCAACGACAGAGGCGTGGCGCTTGATAAAGAGTTAGTTGCTTCGGCCTTGTATTGTAAAGATGTTAAGATGAAAAGTTTGTCTGGTGAGCTAAAGGCCATAACAGGGCTTGATAATCCTAATAGCAGGGCGCAGTTGCTACCGTGGCTAAAAGAACATGGCTATTCGGTTAATGGTCTGACTAAAGCGGATGTTGAGCAGGAGCTTAAGACGGCCGAAGGAGAACTTAAGAGAGTTTTAGAACTTAAACTACAAACCGCTATGTCAAGTCTAAAAAAATATGAAGCTATGGAAAGAGCTATGTGCTCAGACGGACGAGTTCATGGACTACTTCAGTTTTACGGAGCTAGCAGGACAGGAAGATGGGCGGGCAGAGTTGTCCAAGTACAGAACTTAGCTAGGAATTATATAAAGGACCTAGATGATGCCAGAGAGTACGTTAAAAAGCGTGATATTGATGCTGTGGAGATTTTATACGATAGTCTTAACGACACTTTAAAGCAGCTCGTACGAACGGCACTCGTGGCCAAAGACTGCTGTACCTTCTATGTCTCTGACTTCTCAGCGATTGAGGCTAGGGTGATTGCGTGGTTTGCTGGAGAGCAGTGGAGGCTTGACGTGTTTTCGACGCACGGAAAAATCTATGAGGCATCCGCTAGCCAGATGTTCGGAATTCCAATTGAGGAGATTGATAAGGAACTACGCCAAAAAGGCAAAATCTCAGAGTTGGCACTTGGCTATCAAGGAGGTCCTGGAGCGCTCAAGCAGATGGGAGCTCTAAATATGGGAGTCAAGGAAGAGGAGCTCCAAGGGCTAGTTGATGACTGGCGCAGGGCCAATAAGAAAATCGTCCAATTTTGGAAAGATGTGCAGAGAGCCGCCATCAAAGCTATCAAATCGAGAGCACCAATAAAACTTGGAAAACTACGATTTAGATACCGTAAAGGTTTCCTCTTTATAACATTGCCTAGCGGTAGGAACTTAGCTTATGCAAGAGCCAAGGTTGAGCCAGGCGACTATGGAGACAAAATCGTCTATGAGGGCCAAGGAGATAAGGCCTACTTCACAGCGCAAGAGACTTACGGCGGTAAGCTTGTCGAAAATATCGTTCAGGCGACGGCCAGGGATATTCTAGCTGAAGCGCTTCTGAGGATTGAAGCTGCAGGCTATGGTGTTGTTTTCCACGTTCATGATGAGGCTATTATCGAAGGCTCAGGCCTGACAATCGAAGAAGTTAATGATTTGATGGCTCAGGCTCCTGAATGGGCGGGGGGTCTTCCTTTAAATAGCGAAGGCTACGTAACAAAGTATTATATGAAGGATTAGATAGATGAAGCAAGAAAAACTAATAGTAAAGTCTTCTCCTCTGCAAGAGCTTCATATCGCAACGGGTAATTCACGAACAGCTAAGACGTGGAAAAATATTACGCTAACTTGGCAGGAGCTGGTTGAGAGGTTAGAGAAACCTACAGTCACCCAAGAGACGTTTGCGGAGTACCAGAAGATGTCTCGAGCAGAAAAAGGGCAAGCAAAAGACGTAGGAGGTTTTGTCGGCGGGTGGCTAAAGCAGGGTAAACGGAAAAACGAAAATGTTCAAAGTAGGTCCTTGGTTGCGCTTGACGCAGATAGCCCAAGTAAAGATTTCTTAGATAGGCTAGACCTGCTTGCAGACTACGCATACGTACTCTACAGTACTCACAGCCACTCAAAAAAAGCTGCTAAGTACCGTCTTATTATCCCTACTGACCGTTTAATGATGCCTGATGAATATGAGCCAGTCGCTAGGTACTTGGCTAATCAACTAGGCATGTCGAACTTTGATGACACGACTTATCAAAGTGTGCGTTTGATGTTCTGGCCGAGCCACTCGAGAGATGCTGACTTTACGTTTAAATATAACGATGAGGCTTTTCTAAGTGTTGATGAGGTGCTTGATACATACCCGGACTGGCGTGACTCAAGCTTCTGGCCAGAAAGCCCGACGCACGCTGTTAAAAGACAGCGTGAAGCTAAAAAACAAGGTGACCCACTTAGTAAAAAAGGGCTTATTGGAGCCTTTTGTCGTAACTATGACATTAGACAGGCCATTGCAACGTTCTTGCCCGAGGTTTATGAAGAAGGAACGACTCCTGATAGGTACACCTACACTGAGGGTTCAACCGCAAATGGCTTAGTCATCTATGATGAAGTCTTCGCTTATAGCCATCACGGGACAGATCCCGTGGGGGATACGCTTGTAAATGCATACGACCTTGTTCGTATCCATAAATTCGGAGAGCAAGATAGCGAGGCTAAAGATAATACTCCTACTAATAAGTTGCCATCAAGTAAATCGATGAATGCTTTTGTCTCTGACTTACCCGAAATTAAAGACTATTTAATGGCGGAGGCTTTAGGCGATTTTGATGAAGAGTTACCAGTCGAAGATGACAGAAGCTGGCTTGAAATTGATGAGAGGGGCGAACCTGAGGTCAATAGTTATTTGCTAGCAACGCAGATTATTAAGGAGGTTCCGATTTATTGGGACGGCTTAGAATTTTTACGCTACGACGCTAAAAAAGGCATCTGGTTGCCAAACGCAGAGGAGTATTTGAAGAGTTATATCTCAACTAAGAAACTCGGTAAAATTACTAAGATTAGGCACATTAGCGAAACCGTCGTAGCGATTAAGGCACAGGCTTTCTCAAGCGAAGTGTTTACTGAGAGCGATCTTAACAAGATAGTGCTAGCGAACGGAGTCTATGACTTGAGGGATAACAGTTTTAAGACTAAGTTTGATCCAGAATTGCATGCAAGGTCAAGCCATCCCGTTGTCTATGACCCCGAGGCGGCCTGTGAAACCTTTGAGGGTTTTCTTAGGGAGACCGTCGGAGCTGAAAATATAGATTTCATCTTTGAGTGGTTCGGCTATAACTTTTATCGCGAATATGCTATTCAAAAAATGCTATTCATCTACGGCAGCGGCGGTACTGGTAAATCAACACTGATTAATATTTTACGTGAAATGATAGGTGCTGATAATTACTCAGCCGTGACACTGCAGTACCTGATGCAAGAACGCTTTGCAAAAATCGGCTTATATCGAAAGACTGCTAACTTCGATACCGATGCTAAACCTCAATACTTAGCAGATGGCGCAACACTTAAAATGTTGACGGGGGAGGATACTATTCACGCAGACCGTAAGAATAAAGAGCCGATTAACTTTTACAATTATGCTAAGCTGTCTTTTGCCATGAATGAGCTCCCACCTATGCGAGATTTCAGCGGAGGACTTAAACGCCGCATGATGATCCTCGAGATGGATAAGGTTTTAACGCAGGAAGTTAAGGCGAAATACCCGCTAGATAAGATTATGAGCGAGGTGCCAGGTATCTTTAATAGGGCGATGGAGGGGCTTAGAAAGGCCTTAAGTAAGAGAGATTTCAGTATTAGTGCCAGCATGAGGTCAAGTGTCGAGAAATGGGAAAAAGGCAACGATGTCGTGGCCATGTTCCTTGAAGACGAGTGTGAACTTGGTGAAGACTTCAAAGTTCCTGTTAGGGATGTCTACCCAGCCTACAAGTTCTATTGTCAGGATTCAGGCTACAAACCTTTGGCAAAAAATGCATTTAACCACCGACTAAGAGAGCTAAATTATGAAAATAAAAACGTTAAATCTGGAGGAAAGCAAGCCAAAAATTGGGTCGGTTTTAAGTTAAAAAGTGAGTTTTAGGGGTTACTTTTTTGGGATTAGAGTTTGGTAACCCTAGAAAAAAGTTACCAAGTTACCGGTTTTTCAAACTTTAAAAATAAAAAATTTAAAAATAATTTTTAAAAAATCAAAACTGAATTGGAAAAATCGGTAACTTAGTAACTCGCCCCTTAGAAATGGGTTCGAAAAGTAGCCCTGGTAGCTTTTTGGTAGCCCTAAGAAACCTTTCATAGCAATAGCTTAGCCCCTATGGTTACCAATCTACCACTTTTCTTCTATTAACTTAAATATAAATATAAAAAATAAATATATATAAAATAAGGCATATATAAAACACATATATAAAAAAGAGAAAATAAGTTGAAAAAAACGGTAACCCTGACCTTTATTGACCAAAGGAGGAAAGATGAGGACTGAAAAAGATATTGAAAATTATTTGAAAAAGAAAACAAAAGGGCTGTGTTTAAAATTTGCAAGTCCAGGGACGATAGGAGTGCCTGACAGAATTGTTGTCATGAACACGGGAACCTTTTTTGTAGAGGTCAAAGCGCCTGGTAAAAAACCAAGACCCAGTCAAGTTGCAATGCACAAAAAAATAAAAAAGGCTGGGCAGCACGTTTGGGTTGTTGACTCCTACGAATCAGTGGACATAGCCTTAAAAGAAATGGAGAACTGGGTGTGAGACTGCACGAGTACCAAGAATACGCTAAGACATGGATAGTAGAGCACCCTTATTGTGGCCTTTTACTTGACATGGGCCTTGGTAAAACGCTGACAACACTATCGGCGATAGATGAGATTCAAAATATTTTTTCCGAGGATCATAAGATTTTAATTGTAGCCCCTAAAAAAGTGGCGGAAAAAACGTGGCCAACGGAGATTGAGAAATGGCATTTTGATTTCATCTACTCTAAAGTTTTGGGGAGTGAGGGAAAACGAATTGAAGCCTTAGAAACAGAAGCCGATATCTATTTGATTAATCGTGAGAATGTTACTTGGCTTGTTGAATACTACAAGACTAAATGGCCGTTTACCTTTGTGGTTATTGATGAGCTGTCAAGCTTTAAGTCTAGTAAGTCAAAACGGTTTAGGGCTTTGCGAAAAGTTAGACCGAAAGTCCAACGTCTTGTAGGACTAACAGGAACCCCAGCGCCTAACAGTTTGATTGATTTGTGGCCGCAGATTTATCTGATGGACAGAGGCGCCAGGCTTGAGACGAGCCAGACTCGATTTAAAGACAAGTATTTTGTTCCTGATAAGCGTAATGGCCTAATCATTTACAGTTGGGCACTTAGGGATGGTGCAGAAGCAGAAATCTATAACAAGATTGAGGACATCTGTGTCAGCATGAAAGCTAAAGACTATCTCAAGTTACCGCCGCGAACCAACAACGTTGTATCAGTTAAGTTATCTAATATGAAAGCCTACAAACAGCTTGAAGCTGATTTGGTGTTGGAGTTTAAAAATAAAGAAATATCTGCGGCTAATTCTGCGGTTTTGGCCAATAAATTACTTCAAATGGCCAATGGTGCTATCTATGATGATGATAAAGCAACAGTTGCTATACACGACGACAAACTTGACGCGCTTGAGAACATAGTAGAAGAAAGCCAAGGCCAGCCTATCTTAGTTTTTTACCAGTATCAACATGATCTTGAGAGACTTAAGAAACGATTTCCTCAGGCTGAAGAGCTGACGTCGGTTGACAAGTGGAATTCCGGAAAAATACCAATTCTTCTGTGCCACCCTCAATCGGCGGGGCATGGGCTTAATCTACAAAAAGGCGGGCATATTATTGTTTGGTTTGGGCTAACATGGAGTCTTGAATATTATCAGCAAGCTAATGCCAGATTAGATAGACAGGGACAGACAGAACCCGTTATTGTGCACCACATTGTTGCAGAAAATACAGTTGATGAAAAAGTACTTAGGATTTTACAAGGCAAAGAAAAAAATCAGAACGCCTTACTTGAGGCAGTTAAGGCGCAGTTAGGAGTCTAGATGAAAAAAGAATATGTCGTTAGAATCTACACGGGTAGAGAAAAGAATTTTGAGGCAAAACCTCAGTTTGAAGAGAAAACCTTTACTCGAAAACCAGACATGTTGAAGTTTTGGAATTCTTGCGAAGCAACAGTTAAAGAAAAATATACTAGGGAGCGGGAGAATGACTGAAGAACAGATGATTGATTGCTTGCTTTATGAGTTAGTAAAAAAAGACAAAGCAATCAAAAAGAAAAACATCATTATCACTGCACTAACAGTTATGCTGCTGATTGTCGTATCAGGGCTTGGCATATCACTTAAAAGTTACTACGAGCCGCAAATATACGGACTACGTGCTCAGCTAAGTAGGACACAAAAGCAGCTTAAACGTGCTAGTGATGATAGAGCTAGACAGACAAAGAGAATTGCAGAATTGACGAAAAATGGGGGATAAGGATGGACAGATTTGATAAAGCACAAGCGGCAGCGTTTGACTTGATGTGGATGTGTTCTGGTGGAAAATCCAGTCGAACATTTAAAGCGGAGGGGAAGACGTATAAGATGACTCTGGAGGAGGTAAAACTTAGTGAGCAGATTATCTAATGCACAGTTAAAAGCTTTTGACGAATGGCTGTTTGATTATCGTTTTATTGATAACAAGATCGCACTCCGAAAACTTGAGCTACAAACTGATATGAATACTGCGGTAGATAAAAACATCGGTGGAGGAAGAGCAAATTTTGTTTCAAAAGTTACTGAGGATGTGGTTGCAAGGTGGGATTCAGATAGGGAACTAAAGGGTCTATCCAATTTCAAAGAAGCAGTTATTGCAACGTTAAATCTTTTGGATGAAGAACTAACTGATATTTTTAATCTTAGGTGGGGCGTTGGTTCAAGTAACACTTGGGAAGAAATTGCCTATACAAGACATCTGTCGCGTAAGTCTATTTACCGCAAAAGAGAGCGGATTCTAGAAATATTTTCCAAAAAAATAGGAATGTGACACAAAAATGTATGGAATTGTCATCTTTTTGATGATAAATTGGTAGTATGAGTTTGAAGGTAAGGCAGATAGTGTCTTGCCTTTTTAGTTATGCTTGGAGGTGGTGGAAAATTGAGTAAATTAACCCTAAAACAAAAGCGTTTTGCAGATGAGTACATCATCTCAGCTAACGCGACAGCGGCGGCTATTAAAGCAGGGTATAGTAAAAAGACAGCACGGTCAATAGGTCAAGAAAACTTGACCAAACCTGACATTAAAGCTTATATAGACGAGCGGCTTGAAAAACTTGAATCTGAAAAGATTGCTACGCAAGAAGAAGTCCTACAATATCTCACTTCAATTATGCGAGGTGAGCAGCAAGAAAAAACACTCATCAGCATTGGAGAGCTTGGGCAAGAAATAGTTGATATTGATGTAGGAGCAAAAGACAGGTTGAAAGCAGCTGAATTGCTTGGTAAGCGGTACAGATTGTTTACCGATAAGATAGAGGCTGAGGTGCAAGGAACGGTGGTGTTTGTCAATGAAGACGACATACCAGACTAAGCCAAAGCTAGAAATCAAAGTTGATTTGCCTAAAACTATCGGTATAGGTTATGGCGCTTTTTGGCGGTCTAAAAATTTTTATCGAGTAGTTAAAGGCAGCCGTGGATCTAAAAAATCTAAAACGACTGCTTTAAATTTTATCGTCAGACTGCTGAAGTACCCTTGGGCTAACTTATTGGTCATCCGTAGATACTCAAACACTAACAAACAATCTACTTATACCGATTTTAAATGGGCGTGTAATCAATTAAAGGTTACACACCTTTTTAAGTTTAATGAGAGCTTGCCAGAGATAACCGTCAAGGCAACAGGACAAAAAATCCTATTCCGTGGTCTTGATGATGAACTCAAGATAACATCTATTACTGTTGATGTCGGTTTGCTCTGTTGGGCATGGTTCGAGGAAGCTTATCAAATTGAGACCGAAGATAAGTTTTCAACAGTTGTCGAATCAATCCGCGGTAGTTTAGATACTCCTAATTTTTTTAAACAAATAACAGTCACGTTCAACCCGTGGTCAGAAAGACATTGGCTTAAACGTGTCTTTTTTGACGAAGAAACTAAACGGGCCGATACATTTTCTGGGACTACAACATTTAGAGTAAACGAATGGCTTGATGATGTCGATAAAAGACGCTACGAAGATTTGTACAAGACTAATCCAAGGCGGGCTAGAATCGTCTGTGATGGTGAATGGGGCGTTGCTGAAGGTCTTGTTTTTGATAACTTTGAAGTCGTAGATTTTGATGTTGAAAAAACAATTCAACGTGTCAAAGAGACTTCAGCTGGTATGGACTTTGGTTTTACTCAAGACCCTACAACTCTTATATGTGTTGCAGTTGACCTCATAAACAAAGAATTATGGCTTTACAATGAACATTATCAAAAAGCTATGTTGACAGACCATATTGTCAAAATGATAAGAGATAAAAATATGCATAAATCTTATATCGCAGCTGATAGCGCTGAAAAACGTCTAATAGCAGAGATAAAAAGCAAAGGTGTATCTGGTATTGTTGCCAGTCTTAAGGGTAAAGGGTCTATTATGCAAGGAGTTCAGTTTATGCAAGGTTTTAAAATATACATCCACCCTTCTTGTGAACACACAATAGAAGAGTTTAATACTTACACTTTTAAGCAAGACAAAGAAGGTAATTGGTTAAACGAACCGATAGATAAGAATAACCACGTTATTGATGCGATTAGATATGCGCTTGAAAAATACCATATCAGAAGCAACGAGTCAAATCAGTTTGAAGTTCTTAGGGCTGGTTTTGGTTACTAGAAAGGAAAATAATGTACACAGAATCATTTAGAGATAGTACGGGAAAGACTAAAACATTAGAGTTTAGGTTCCACCGTGAAGCTCGCATGAGGTATCAAGCGGAAAGTCTAGAAAGCTTGTTAACCGAAAAATATAAGCTACTCCGTGAAATGATTGAACACCACGATAAAGTCCAAAAACCACGCATACAAGAGCTTCTAGATTATGCAGAGGGAAATAACCACACCATCAGCGAAATAGGCCGTAGGAAAGACGATGACATGGCTGATGTTCGTGCTGTGCATAACTATGGTAAGTATATTTCAACGCTCAAACAGGGCTATTTGGTGGGTAATCCTATTCGTGTAGAGTATATTGATGGTACCGAGCAGCAGCAAGACCTATTAAAGGACCTATCTGTTAAAAACAATTTCCACCAGCTGAACCGCAGATTAGTAAAAGACCTATCCAAGGTTGGTCGAGCGTTTGAATTGATTTATCGCAGCATGGATGACAAGACAGAGGTCGTTAGACTAGATCCACGGGAAGTATTTGTTATCTATCAAAATAACCTAGAGCAATCAAGCTTAGCTGGTGTGCGGTACTATAACAAAAATCAATTAGATGGTACTACAAAAATTGTCGAGCTTTACACCGATAATAAAATCCTGAAGTTTGAATATGATGGTGATTTAACACTGATTAGGGAGGCTTCGTCTCATGCGTTTGGTTCGGTACCAATCACGGAGTATCTCAACACAGATGACGGCATGGGCGACTACGAGACAGAGTTGTCTTTAATCGACTTGTATGATGCAGCTCAGTCTGATACAGCTAACTACATGCAAGATTTGTCAGACGCAATTCTAGCCATTTTCGGACGTGTGTCATTTCCGCATGATGTTCAGACAGCCGAACAGCGTATCGAATTTGTGAAAGTGATGCGTAAAGCTAGATTGCTTAACCTCGAGCCTCCTGTCGACCAAGACGGGCGTGAGGGATCTGTAGATGCCAAATATCTATATAAACAATATGACGTACAAGGAACCGAAGCCTATAAAAATCGTATTGTGTCCGACATCCATAAATTTACCAATACGCCAGACATGACAGACAGTAAGTTTGCCGGTCAACAATCCGGAGAGGCGTTGAAGTGGAAAGTGTTTGGTCTTGATCAGGAGCGTGTCGACATGCAAGCTTTATTTGAGCAATCTCTTAAACGTAGGTACAAACTAATCGCTCGTGTAAGCCAACTGCTTAAAGAGATTGATGATTTTGACATTAGCAAGCTTAAAATCACATTTACGCCAAACCTACCTAAGTCGCTACAAGAAAAGATTGAAGCCTTTAAAGCATTGGGTGGAGAGTTGTCGCAAGAGACAGCTATGGCTATTACAGACATCGTGGAAGATGCTAAGAAAGAAATTAGCCTTATCAACAGCGAGTCGAAATCACGTAGTCAACTAGCGCAGAAGTTAGAAGAAACCAGTAGATTGACTGATAGGGAGTTAGCTCATGACCACCAGAAAGAGTAAATACTGGCGTGACCGTATCAAGAAAGAAATGGATGCTAAAGAGGCAGACGATATCTCTCTTGAGCAATCCATGAAGCAATTGCACGATTATCATTTCAGGAATATCGAAAAAGAAATTGAGTCGTTTTATCAACGTTATGCTGACAAAGAGAAAATAGACCTTTCAGAAGCCCGTAAGAGAGCTTCTGAGCTTGATATTTCTGCTTACCAGAAGAAAGCTAAGGAACTTGTTGCAAAGGCTGAGAAGCTACGAAAAGAGGGGAGAACGGTAACAAGAGATGATTTTACCCACCAAGAAAATGCAGACATGTCTATTTACAACTTAGCCATGAAAACGAATGCTTTGGAACTATTGCGCTTAAACATTGATTTAGAAATGCAAGAACTTGCCAACGGCGAACACAAGCTAACCAAGAAATTTCTTGATGAAGGCTATCGCAAAGAAACCGAGTTTCAAGCTGGGCTATTAGGATTATCAGTTGCTAGCCAAGCGAGTGTGAAAAGCTTAGCTGATGCCGTTATCAATGCTAATTTCAAAGGAGCAAAATGGTCAGATAACATTTGGGACAGACAAGATAAGTTACGCAGTATCATATCTCAAAGTGTTCAGAGTGCTATCCTAAGAGGTAAAAATGGCTTAACTATTGCAAGGGATATCAGACGAGAATTTGATGTGTCAGCGTCTTACGCAAAGCGACTAGCGATAACGGAGCATGCAAGGGTTCAGATGGAAGTTGGTAGATTATCCATGGCGGAGAATGGCTTTGCTATGTTTGATATATTGCCTGAGCCTAAAGCATGTGATGTTTGCAAAGATATAGCTAAGCATGGTCCATATCACCTTGACAAGTGGATAATAGGGGAAAACTCTCCGCCGTTTCATCCGTATTGTCGTTGTGCAGTTGTAGGATTGGATAAGAAACAAGAAGAAAAAGTGAATGATAAATCTGAAAAATTTGAAAACATAACACCGAATCTCATGCCGTTATTTAGTAAGTTTGCAAGTAAAATAACAGATTTGCAACGTAAAATAGTGTACTCTGCTGATTTAGCAGATACCGGGTACATTAGAACACCGCATGCGTTTGATATAAACAATACCTTGCGAAATAAAGGCTACAATTATCTAAACGTTGATGATAAACTAATTACCGACACATTGGATAGTGTCATCTCGATAAATTCAACTCCCAAAAATATAAAAGTATACCGCTTTGATGACTTTGAGTTATTAGGTTCAATCAACGAACAAAACAATAATATTTTTGATTCAGGTAATTTTATGGATAAATTAAACCAGGGAGGATTATCATACACCAACGATGGATATACTTCTGCAAGTTATGATGTTAAAAAAAACGTGATGGGATATCGTCCTATTAAGACTGAAATAAAAGTACCTAAAGGAAGCCATGTTTATCTTACAGATAATGAGGAAGAAAGTGAAATTATACTACCACGAGGGACAAAGTATGATATAATTAATGCGAAGATAAATGAATATGAAGAAATAGAAATCACTATGGAAATAAGAAAGGAGTAAGCGATGGATTTTTCTGATTTTTTGAATAAAAAACAAAAAGAGTGGGATGAATCTCATCCAATTCCTGACTTTAGTGCAATGAGTGATGAAGAATTGCTTTATCAGCCAATGAGTGAAGCTTTAGTGTCTGAAAGATTTGCTAAAGAGTTATCTAAAGAGGTTAGAAAGCGTAATTTATTATCAAAATAAAAACATATTATTATAGACGGAAGACTGTGGTCGCCCGTCTTTTTTTGTACCCAAAAACAGGAGGAAAACATGAATCGTGAAAGTAAACCAGGTATGGAAAGCGTAAAAATCGGAGGGTTGACATACTCTGTTGAAAAGGCATCGGACCTGCAAGGCAAAGATGGCAATTGGGGTCTTATACACTACAAAACACAACAAATTAAACTAGATGACTCATTAACCGAGCAGCTCGAAGATCAAACACTTATCCACGAAATTGTTCATGGAATTTTAGTTGAGGCAGGCTATACTAATCACGAAGAGGACCAAGCTAATCGCATTGGTCTGATTTTGTATCAAGTATTGCAGGATAATGACTTTAGCTGGTTGTACAAAGGGGAATAAATATGAATAAACGCATCAAGAAAAAACGTAAGTTAGAAACAGCAGTTGTGATGCTTGTTGCAGAAAATGCTATGCAAGCAAAAGCTCTTAGAAATCAAAACAAACAAATTGCAGAGCTGAGAGCGATTATACAACAAAACGTCCAAGCAATAAATAGAGAGTTTGTAACTGCTAAAAATACGATTTTAGATAACCAATTAGCTATTAAGTTAATTGGTGATGATGTTGGTCACATCAAGCAAAATTATAAGCGGAAGTGGCGAAAATAAATTTTAAACTGGTCGAATTCGACCCCTTTAGAAATCAAACTAAGTCGTAGCAATACGGCTTTTTATTATGTCCAAGCATTGACGACGTAAAAAGCTATGGATTTTATAGTCGGGGACGACTTAAAACATAGGAGGTGCCAACCATGGCAGAAGAAACACAAACAGTTGAAACGGTTGAAGAGCAAGTGGTACCAGGAGCAAAACAACCGCAAGACGAAAAAAAGTATACAGATGCAGATGTGGACGCTATCATCGACAAAAAGTTTGCGAAGTGGAAGTCAGAACAAGAAGCTGAGAAATCGGAAGCCAAGAAAATGGCTAAGATGAACGAGAAAGAGAAAGCAGACTATGAAAAGCAGAAGCTGTTAGACGAATTGCAAGAGCTAAAAAACGATAAGACACGCAATGAGTTAACAGCAGTAGCTCGTCAAATGTTTGCAGAATCTGAAATCAACGTCAACGATGACGTACTTGGTTTAGTTGTGACTTTGGACGCAGAACAAACAAAAGCAAATGTAACAACGCTAGCAAACGCATTTGCTAAAGTTATCGCTGATGACCGCAAGGCTCTTGTACGCCAGACCACTCCGTCAACAGGCGGTGGTGTCGCAAAACAAACCAATTACGGTGCTAACTTGGCTAGTAAGGCAGCACAACAAAGCACCAAACTTTTTTAGGAGGAAATTATGAATAAACGTAAAGTAACAACATCTAAAGAGATTCTACACAATCTCGACTATGAAGCTATTTCAGTAACTTTAGATTCAAAAACAATCGGCAAGGAAGTTGTTCCAGCTGGGACAGTGTTAGCAGGTGTCTCGGAATCAGTATTTAAAAACCGCGAACAGAAAGTTAAAACTGTGAAAAATGGAGAAATTTCTAGCGAAAACAACATCTGCGGGATTTTGCTTACAGATGTCGATTTAACAAATGGCGACGCAGCTGGTTCCTGTGTTTATCGTGGGACTATCAATGCAGACAAGCTTGCTGATTCATCTATTGCGAAAAATTATGAGGGTTTGGAAAAAGTACTACCACACATTGTCTTTATCAAAGGAGGTAAATAAACATGGCATTGATCCACGAAATTATCACATCGGAAAATATCAAAGGTTTTTACAATGCTAAAAACAAAAATGTCGAAAACACGCTAGGGGAAAACGCATTTCCCCCAAAACAACAATTAGGACTCAAACTTTCGTTTATTAAAGGTGCAGCAGGCAAACCTGTCACACTTAAAGCGGCAGCCTTTGATACAAAAGTGCCACTACGTGACCGTATGACTGTTGAATTACTCGACGAAGAAATGCCATTCTTCAAAGAGGCTATGGTTGTCAAGGAAGCAGACCGTCAGCAACTCAGTTTGTTAGCTCAAACCAAAAATCAAGAGCTTATTGACACAGCGCTAGCAGCGATTTACAACGATAAAGTAACACTTATTGCAGGTGCAAAAGCACGTCTAGAAGCAATGCGTATGGAAGTATTGTCTAAAGGTAAAATCCATGTTGCATCAAACGGTGTCATGAAAGATTTTGATTATGGGTTAGATTCTTCGCAAACAACTAAGTCAGATACAAAATGGGAACAAGTAGATACCGCTACACCACTTAAAGACATCGAAAAAGCTATCGAAGTAATGGCAGAACGTGGCTTTGTGCCAGAAGCTATCATCATGAACTCTAAGACACTTAGCCTGATTAAAAATGCAAGTAATACTTTAGACGTTGTAAAGCCTATGGCGCCAGATGGGGCAGCTGTTACTAAAGGTGATTTGGAAACTTATATTGCTGATGAATTAGGTCTTAAAATTTTGCTTAAGGATGGAATGTTTGTCGGAGACGACGGTAAAGCTAAAAAATACTTCCCAGATGGATTTGCAACTTTAGTTCCTAACGGCAATCTTGGTTACACAGTATTTGGTACTACTCCAGAGCAATCAGATTTGCTTGGTGGTGAGGCAACAGATGCTGAGGTCTCTATTGTTGAAACAGGTATTGCAATTACCACTACTAAGACAACTGACCCAGTGAACGTCCAAACAAAAGTTTCTATGATTGCTTTGCCATCGTTTGAACGCTTGGAAGAAGTACAAATCATTAATGCAACAGAATCCGAAGAAGAAACTAAAAAAGAAAACAGCTTTGAAATGTAGGAGGTCAATATGCCTAGAGTAATTAGAGCATTTAAAGATAAAGTAACAAAAGTAGTCTACGAAGTCGGCGATATTTACTCGGGCGACCGAGTAGAGTTTTTGACAGAGGGTGGTGTTTTAGAACCGTCTGTAGACTTTGACAAGCTGAAAGTGAGTGAGATTAAAAGCAAACTTGACGAGTTAAGCATTGAGTATGATGCTAAACTTAAAAAATCCGAGCTATTGAAGCTTTTAAAGCAAACAATCGGATAGTTTGGAGGTGTTTATGGATGCAGTAAACACAAGTAGCGTTATAAGCAATGTAAAGCTTGATTTAGGCATCTTAGACAGTCAACAGGACGATTTACTTAACATGTTGCTAAAACGCGTTACAGACCATTTTAAAGCTAAATATGGTGCTGTCGAAATAGACAGCGCTTTTAGTTTTGTTTTAGAAGATTGTTTAATTGCTAGATTTAACCGTAGAGGTGCCGAGAGGGCAAAAAGCGAGAGTGTGGAAGGTCATACGACAACATACTACGACTTTTTGGATGAGTTTGAACCTTACGATGCCATGATTATGGCAAAGCTTAATTTAATCAAAGACAAATCTCGTAAAGGGGGACTGTACTTTTTATGAGATATGCAGATAGAGTTACATTTGTTAAAACGACGGATGAGCAATACAATCCCGATTTAGGTGAGTATACGCACACAGAGGTCATAAGTATCACAAAACCTTGTTTTGTGATGGACATGGGCATGGAAAAGTCCGTACAGATTTTTGGAGATTATCAAAAGGATCGTAAAGTTATCTACCTAAAGCAGCCTTATACAAAAGCATTTGATTATTGCGAGTATGAGGGCAGGAGATACAAAGCGCAGGCAAATAAGCTTGGCGCTATTGTTTTTTATCTGGAAGGAGATGACTCTATTGGTGGCTGATATATCTTTAAAAGTAGTTGGAACAGCTGGTTTAAAAAAGAAACTTGAGCTTATTATCAAAAAAGACGCTGTCAAGAAGATTGTCAGAGACAATGGAACACAGCTTCAAAGGAAAATGATTAAGAATGCGGTATTTACAAAAGGTTATTCAACAGGTGCAACCAGACGCTCTATCACTATGCAGATTGGTGATGGGGGATTTAGTGTCAAGGTTAAACCAGGAACTCATTATGCCGGCTACCTTGAAAGAGGAACTCGCTTTATGAGCAAACAACCGTTTGTGTTGCCAGCTCTAAAAGAGCAAAAAGTAAAATTTAGAAAGGATTTGGAGGCGCTTGTCAAATGATTAAAACTAGAGATCAGTCTATTTTTGATGAAATGTTTAAACGTATCCAGTCTTTAGGCTTTACAGTTTACGATTATAAACCGATGACTGAAGTTCCATATCCATTTGTGGAAATGGAATCTACTGATGCGGAGTATATTCCAAATAAAGATGACATTAAAGGTTCTGTTGAACTTATGTTGTCTGTTTGGGGATTGCAGAAAAAACGGAAGCAGGTGTCTGACATGGCATCTGCTATTTTTTCGCAAGCTATGTCCGTAGCTCGTACCGATGGATTCTGTTGGTCGTTTAATATTAGGCAGTCGTCTATACAGATGTTAGATGATACAACAACTGCGACACCTCTTAAACGAGCGATTGTCACGCTTAGATTTAATTTGAGATAGAAGGTAGTAATGTCAGAACCTAGCAAAGCAACAACACAGGAGGAGAAAGAAGTAATGTCAAAAGCACAAGAACAAACAAAACAATTAGAAGCAAAACAAGGAATTCATTCAATCCTATTATTCCGTTTGTTGAAGGATGCTGATAAAGAAGGAGCAACTAAACTTGCTTTTCAAACGGAACACGAAGTTGGTAAAAGCCGTGACGTAGATGGACAAAAAACTAAAGATGGTATTATCCAGTCCGTGGGGGCTTTGGAGTACGACTTTAAAGCAACATCTATTTTAGCTAAAGGTGACGTACTAGCAGCTAAACTAGAAAAAGCCATGGAGGATGGTGATCTTGTAGAAATTTGGGATATTGATTCAGAAGAAGCAATCAAAAACGGCAGCAGTAAGCTTGCAAGCGTTTGGGGTATTAATAATGGAACAAACGGAGAAAACAATAAATACCTAGCGACTTATTACCAAGGGTACATCTCAAGCTTCAGCGCTAAGAAAAACGCAGAAGAAAATATTGAAATTGAAATGGAGTTTGCCATCAATGGTGTTGGTAAAAAAGGGTTCGCTACATTAACAAGTGACCAAAAAGAAGCTGTACAGTACGCATTTAAAGATACAACCAGCGAAGAAACTAAAAAAGAAAACAGCTTTGAAATGTAACGGTTAGGTTGGATTTAGTATCTAACCTTTTATTTTTAAAGGAGAAAGAATAATGCAATTGGAAATTAAAGGAAAAACTCATAACGTAAAATTTGGCACACGATTTGTTGCTGAAATGGATAAAGCTCATGTTACAGAACGCGAGGGGATGAAATTTGGCACTGGTTTACAATCAACGGTTCCGTTTTTGTTTGAACGTAATGTTGTGACACTTGCTGAAATCATTCACGTCGGAACCATTACAGAATCACCTCGTCCAAGCTTGAACGACATTTACGACTACATTGATGAAGTCGAAGATATCGAAAAACTTTTCGACGATGTTCTAGACGAGTTACGTCAGTCAAACGCTTCAAAGTTATTTATGGCTCGAGTAGAGAAAAATCTAGCAGAGGTAGCAGTCGAAGCCTAAAAGAACCCAATGAACATTATTCTTCTCAAGAAAGCTTTGAGATGATTGTGCTTAATTGCATTAGATACCTTGGCATGACTGACATCAATGAAATCGGGCGATTAACTTTGTATGAATATGATTTATTAATGACAGGCAAAGCACTAGCGGCTGTTGATGAATCACATAAAGCTCACAAACAAGCTTGGATAAATCACCAAGTTACGGCAACAAAATTTGTTGGTGGCAAGAAAAATAAAAAAGAAGTCCCTGTTTATAAAAAATTCAAGGACTTTTTTGATTATGAGGAAGAAATCCGAAAAATCACCCAAGAAAATGATGAAGGTTACGACAAGAAAGGTATGGATTTACTTCTCAAAGCTAACCTTTAAAGAAAGGAGGTTAAATGGGAGAATCTTATTCTGTTGAAGCGGTTTTGACAGCTGTTGATAAAACCTTTGGCAAAACATTACAATCGGCAATCCGTTCAATCGATGGCTTGGAAAAGCGTTCAACCGGTTTTTCATCGGTGTCTCAAAAAGCTAGTTCCATGTTTAAATCCATGTTAGGAGCGAATTTAGCTGGACAAGCTATCTCGGCAATGACAAGGACAGTGTCATCAGGCCTTGGCTCTATGCTTGGCGAGATGAATAGTTCAGCGAAAGCGTGGAAAACTTTTGACGCCAATTTAGCGGACATTGGGTTTGGAAAAAAACAAATTTTGGCAGCTAAAACGGCGATGCAAGACTATGCAACTAAAACAATTTATTCGGCATCAGATATGGCTAGCACGTATGCACAGTTAGCGGCAGTTGGTGTGAAAGATACCGGAAAGCTCGTAAAAGCTTTTGGCGGTTTAGCTGCATCTGCTGAAAATCCGAAGCAGGCCATGAAGTCTATCAGTCAACAAATGACGCAAGCAGTAGGAAGACCAACAGTTGCATGGCAAGACTTTAGGATAATGCTGGAACAGGCGCCTGCAGGGATGGCTAAAGTCGCTAAATCTATGGGTAAAAATCTTGATGAACTCGTCGCCGATATTCAGGCGGGTAGGGTTAAAACCAGCGATTTTTTGGAAGCGGTAAAAAAAGCAGGCAATGATAAGAGTTTCCAAAAGATGGCAACTGAGTTCAAAACTGTCGACCAAGCCATCGACGGTATGCGAGAAGGCTTATCCAACAAATTGCAACCAGCGTTTGAAAAAGTGAACCAATTTGGAATTAGAGCGATCGAAGCAATCGGTAAACAACTCGATAAAGTTGATTTTTCTAAGTTTGCTAGTAATCTTGGGAAATTCCTTGAAGGAATTAATATCGATAAAATTGTATCTAATATTTCATCGGCGATTTCATCTGTCACTTCAAAGGTTAAAGAATTTTGGGGCGGTTTCAAACAAACTGGAGCAATTAGTGCTTTTTCAGGAGCTTTAAAAAGTGTTTGGGGAGCGTTAAAAAATGTAGCTAGCGCTATGAGTGGAAGCAGTTGGAAAAACTTTGGCTCTATTGTAGGCGGAATTGTAAAGCATGTGTCTAATTTTGCAAAAGCTATTGCTGATGTTGTTGGTAAAATGGAACCTGGCAGATTGCAAAGCTGGATAGCCACTTTTGCAGCAGTCGGGGGAGGGTTAAAGTTATTCGAAAAGCTAACAGGACAAAGCGTTGTTGGCTCTTTTTTAGATAAAATCAGTACAAAATTTGGATTATTTGGCAAAAAAGCTAAAGAAGGAACCGATCAAGCAGCGAATGGCTCTCGTAAAAGTGGTGGAATCATCAGCCAAATCTTTAGCGGATTGGGAAATATTGTTAAATCTGCTGGTACAGCCATATCAACCGCTGCGAAAGGTATCGGTACAGGTATTAAAACCGCTTTGTCTGGAATCTCAGCTATCATTAGTTCTCTAGGAACTGCAATATCAACAGTTGCGCAAGGTATAGCTACTGGGTTAGCGATTGCATTCAAGGGACTTGGTGCTGCGATTGCTATGGTACCGCCTACCACATGGCTAGCTTTAGGAGCGGCTGTTTTAATGGTAGGAGCAGCTTTTGCCTTGGCAGGAACTCAAGCTGATGGCATTAGTCAAATTTTAAGAACCGTTGGCGATGTTGTTGTGCAAATCTTACAACAGGTTGCTGATAGCCTAGCTACTTTAATCCCTATTATCGCAAGCGCCATCGGCTCTATATTACCAATTGTAGCAGGTGCTATTTCTCAAATCGTTACAGCAGTAGCTGGTGGACTATCTCAAATCGTTACAGCTGTTACAGCAGGGATTGCTACTGTTATAGGAGCCTTTACAGGTTTACTTGGAGGCGTTTCTGGGGTTATTAACTCTATTAGTGGTGTTATCCAATCATTGACTGGAGTTATTACCGCTGTGTTTAACGGCATATCAAACATTATCTCATCAGTTGGATCCGCAATTAAAGATGTATTGACTGGTTTAGGCAATGCTTTTGAAGGGTTTGGCAATGGTGTGAAATCGGCTCTAGAAGGTGTTGGAGCAGTAATTGAATCATTTGGAAGTGCAGTTAGAAATGTTCTTGATGGTGTCGCAAATATTCTTGATTCCATGGGAAGTGCAGCTTTAAATGCTGGCCGTGGCGTAAAAGAGATGGCTAAAGGCGTTAAAATGCTTGTTGACCTGTCACTTGGAGATCTAGTTGCAACACTTGCAGCAGTAGCTAGTGGACTTGGAAAAATAGCAGCATCAGCTGGTCAAATGACCATGTTGGGCTCTGCTATGAGCAAAGTAGCCAACGGAATGACACACCTAGCAACAAGTGCTACTATAGCAGTTGCTGGATTAACAGTCTTTGCCACCACCATGGCAACTATTAAGACAGCAGTTGCAACTCTACCGCCAGTCCTAACGATGGCAGCGAGTGGGTTTACCACATTTACTACTCAGGCGGTGGCAGCAGTGACTGGATTGGCTGCAATTAATGCTCCAATCGCTATGTTTAAAGCTCAACTAATGACAATAACACCAGCTCTAGTACAAGCTGGCGCTGGCTTTGCCGCGTTTGTTGCTCAAGCATCAACATTTAGTACAGGTTTAGCATCTGCCGGTCCTACAATAGCAGCATTCAATGCTAATTTGATGAGCTTATCTGCAACAACAGGAGCGCTAGTTGCATCAATAGCTGGTTTATCAGCTGTGCTTTCTGTTGTATCAGCTGGCTTTAGCCAAATAGGGGCTTCTGCGACAGCAACTGTTGGTCAAATACAAGCTTTTTCTTCTAGTACAACAGTTGTTTCGTCAGCATTTGCTAGCATGCAATCTATGATTCAATCTGCCATGGCTGCAATAGTAAGCAGCATTATAACATCATTTAATCAAGCGGCCTCTCAAATGCAATCAATCTTATCTCGAATGCTATCTCAGGCTAGGACATTTGGGGCTCAACTAGAGCAACAAATGAGACAATCGGGACAGCGTTCAGGACAAAATCTTGCTCGGGGGCTATCTTCTCAACAAGGTGCTGTTATTAATGCTATTTCTAGCATGGTTAATGCTGCGGTATCAAGAGCCAACGCGGGAGCTGGTCCTATGCGTCAAGCTGGAGCGTACATCGGACAAGGGCTTGCGCAAGGAATGTATTCAGCGCTAGGAGCTGTAACAGCTGCAGCAAACGCCCTTGTAGCACAAGCCGAGAGAGCAGCAAGAGCCAAGGCGATGATTCATTCGCCGTCAAGGTTGTTTGCAAAACGAGTTGGTCAATATATCCCGCAAGGGGTAGCTATGGGTATCGACAAAAACGCTGATGTCGTTGACGACTCTGTTGGCGGGTTATTTGATAGCATCAATAGCTTTGATTTTAATATTGCAGATAGACTGGCTAGCATTGGAGCTAAATTCCAAGGTGTTGTCAAATCAGAGAGTTCACAATCGTTATCGCAGCAACAAGAGTTCGTACATACAGCTCAACCAGCGTATATAAACTTTAGTTTAGGCGGAAACGAATACGAAGCATTTGTAAGTGACATCACTAATCAACAAGCAAAAATTGAAAAAATCAGACTAAAGAGAAGCAGCTGGTAGTTGTTTCTCTTAGTTTTTTGAAAGGAGTAAAATGTACGAATTTAACGATACTATCAGAGGTACTCCGAAAGTTACTTTTAATTTAAAGACAACAATTGGTGAAAAGGTATTAGAAGAAGAACTTAATAATGATTTAGGTACCTTTAGGACATTGACTGTTTCTGGTCGTGATGTGGTGGACTTAGAGCATCAAACAACAAGTGTTTTAGGGCGAAATGGTGAGTATTTCCACAATGCCACAGTCGAAGTCAGAAAACTAGAAATAAAAGCTAAAATCACTGGAAAAGATAACCAGTCAATGCGTTTGCAATATGAAAAATTAAACAGATTAATTGTTAGTCACAATCAAGTTTTTTTATCATTTTCAGACGAACCTGACAGAAATTATCTAGGTATCTTTAAATCTAAAGTTGTTCCAGAAGAAGTTTCTAACGAGCAGATTATAGGACTAACATTCATCTGCTACAATCCGTTTAAAATGTCTGATGTAAAAACTAAAAAAGGAACATCTATCCAAAATGGTGGGTTATTTGAAACAAAGCCTATCATCACTCTCAACCTATCATCATCAACAGAAGAAATTAAGCTGCTACATGTCGAAAGCCAGAAGTATATCAGACTGACTGGTACTTATACTACTGACGAAATCAAGATTGATATGGCCACGGGTAAGATTACCCAGAACAAACGCAATATCCTTGGCAATTTAGATATGGTTAACAGTCGCTATTTTGAGCTACTACCTGGTAAAAATACTTTGCAGTGTGACAATGCCACCATAACTGCAGAGTTTAGGGAGGTTTATCTATGATTTATCTCTTTGATAAACTGGAGCGATTGGTCGCCACTGTTGGTACTGACGATTTGCTCTCGTGGCATTTTAAGGTCAAAAATAACGACTGGGATCAAGCTAGTTTTGAGGTACCGGTGGATTATGATATAGAGCCATTTGTCTACTTTGGTTTTTTTAACTACGACCCTAATCAAAAAGAAGATGTCTTTAAGCTCTTTAAAGTCATTGATTACAACCTAGAAGATAGCAAGTTTTACAAAGGCTTAGACAAAGCTGAGAGTGATCTTGATACCATTGCCATTATCAAAGATAAGCGCTTTAGACAATCGTCCGCAGATGCTTGTATTGATGGTGCTTTAGAGGGTACGGGTTATCAAGTCGGCAAAGTTGAGGGAATAACAAATGTTAGAACACTTAGTTATTACTACATCAGTCCACGAGCGGCTCTGATTAAGATTGTGGAAGCTTTTAACTGCGAGTTCAATGTCAGGTATACCTTTATTAATAACAAAATCACTAGTCGTTATATCGACCTCAAAAAGCGCTTTGGAAAGCCAACAGGCAAGCAATTTGAACATGGCAACAACCTGCTAAAAATTGTCTACGAGGAATCAACAGATGACATTGTGACTTGTCTGATTGGCAGAGGTAAGGGTGAGGAAATCCAACACGAAGAAGCTGAGCCTAAAGATGTCGAGGGACACTTGCCACAGGAAGAAAGGCGGCAAGGCTACGGTCGAAGAATCAAATTTACTGATGTTGTCTGGTCGGTCGAAAAAGGCGACCCGATAGACAAACCAGCTGGTCAAAACTTTGTAGCACTAGATAGCGCAAGGGAAGAATACGGCTTGTCTCAAAATGGTGAGCTAAAACACCGCTGGGGTGTCTTTGTCAATGAGGAAATCGAGGATAAGACAGAACTCTTAAAAGCAACTTGGGAAGAATTGCAGCGTTTGTCAATCCCTATCAGAATTTACAAGGCAGAAATCTTAGACATTGGTCCAGAGACGTGGAAAGGCGACTCAGTAGCCATTATCTATGATGAGGTAAAAATAGCTTTTGAAACTCGGGTTGATGAGATTGATATTGACAAGCTTAATTTTAACAGGTCAGTCGTAACACTTGGTGATTACAGCGTTGTCCAAAATCGTGAGTCACGGTCTCGTAAAGAGGCTGTCCAAAACATGATAGATGAATCTTTAGAGACTATCACAGACTTAGGGATGACATTTCAGGAATTTTTGCAAGGCATCGAAAAACGCATCGAGACTGGCAAAAAGGAGATGGAAGACAATTGGCGCAAAGTTAACCTTGAATTTGATAACTTTAAAAAGAAGGTTGAGCAAGAAGGCTTGCAATTCAACACCTTGAAAGAACAAATCAAAGAAGTTGATGAACGCACCGATAAAGAGCTTGAAGAGTTCCGAGCCACCCTCAAAAACCTAGCGTTACCGGAAGAAGCCATCAAAAAAATCACCGAGGCTATCAAAGTTGATGACATCCCGTCTCTTAAGCAAAACTTTGATGACTTAAAAAACAAGGTCAGCGAGACAAGCGAGACGGCACGTCTAAATGCCGAGATTATCGGTACAGACGGTAAGACCCGCTACAACAAAAATTTATTGGTTGGCGACCCTAACCGCACCAAAACCTATGATGAGGATTACATAGAAGTAGAAGCTAACGACGGTGGTTTTAAGCGTGGCGAGACCTACACGATTAGCTTTAGCCAGACTTGTGAGCTACTCAAAAAAGTGGCTGTCACGCTGACACAGGCTAACAACAAGGGAGTTAAGTTAGTACTGACACCAACCAAAGCAAAAATGGATGCACAGACGTTTAATCTAACCAAGGACACAGAGGTCATCAACGTCTATCCTTTGAGCTATACAGTGGTTGTAACCAGCGACTGGTATAAATCTAAGCAAGTAGCTTTAAATGCGTCGGAGGTGCAAGAGTTAGCTCTGGAGATGGCTTATAAAGATGTTGTGGATGGGAATAATGCCACAATCACAGGGCAGTGGTCAGACAGCCCACAAATTATATTAGACGGAGGTAATTAATGGCCGAAAATATACCATTAAGAGTCCAATTTAAGCGCATGAGCGCTGATGAGTGGGCTCGTAGTGATGTCATCTTACTGGAGAGTGAAATAGGCTTTGAGACCGACACAGGTTTTGCCAGAGCAGGTGATGGCCACAATCGATTTAGTGACCTTAGATACATTAGTCCACTCGATTACAATCTACTGACTAACAAGCCAAATATTGATGGATTAGCGACAAAAGTCGAGACCGCTCAGAAACTACAACAAAAAGCAGATAAAGAGACCGTCTATACAAAAGCTGAATCGAAGCAAGAGCTTGACAAGAAATTAAATCTCAAAGGTGGCGTCATGACAGGTCAACTAAAATTTAAGCCAGCCGCCACTGTTGCTTATTCCTCGTCAACGGGTGGAGCGGTCAATATTGACTTGTCGTCTACCAGAGGTGCTGGTGTTGTTGTCTATTCTGACAATGATACCAGTGATGGGCCGTTAATGAGCTTGCGGACGGGTAAAGAGACCTTTAATCAATCGGCGCTTTTTGTCGATTATAAGGGGACAACAAATGCCGTTAATATTGCGATGCGTCAGCCAAGCACACCTAATTTTTCCTCTGCGCTTAATATTACTAGCGGCAATGAAAATGGTAGTGCGATGCAGCTACGAGGGTCAGAAAAAGCGCTAGGAACGCTAAAAATTACTCATGAGAACCCAAGTATTGGAGCGGATTATGATAAAAATGCGGCAGCGTTATCCATTGATATTGTCAAAAAGACAAACGGTGCAGGAACAGCCGCTCAGGGGATCTACATTAACTCAACCTCAGGCACGACAGGGAAGTTGCTTAGGATTAGAAACCTTAGTGATGATAAGTTCTACATCAAGTCTGACGGTGGTTTTTATGCCAAGGAAACTTCGCAGATTGATGGCAACCTGAAACTCAAGGATCCCACAGCGAATGATCATGCGGCAACCAAAGCTTATGTAGATAAAGCAATTTCTGAGTTAAAAAAACTCATACTAAAAAAATAGATTAAGGAGGATAAATGAGCAGAGACCCAACACTTATTTTAGACGAGTCAAACCTCGTTATTGGTAAGGATGGACGTGTGCATTACACATTTACCGCAGAGGACGACAACCCAAAAGTCAGACTAGCTAGCAAGTGTCTAGGCACAGCGCATTTTAATCAGCTCATGATTGAGCAAGGAGACCAAGCTACTAGCTATGTTGCGCCAGTAGTAGTTGAGGGTACAGGTAATCCGACTGGACTATTTAAAGACCTCAAAGAGATTAGCTTAGAGCTGACAGATACTGCTAATTCCCAGCTTTGGTCAAAAATCAAGCTGACTAACCGTGGTATGTTGCAGGAATACTACGACGGTAAGATCAAGACCGAGATAGTCAACTCCGCCAGAGGTGTCGCTACACGTATCAGCGAGGATACTGATAAAAAGCTAGCGCTCATCAATGACACCATTGATGGTATCAGGCGTGAGTATCGAGATGCTGATAGGAAGCTATCCGCAAGCTATCAGGCAGGCATCGAGGGGCTAAAAGCCACAATGGCCAATGATAAAATCGGTTTACAAGCTGAGATTAAAGCCTCAGCACAAGGGCTATCGCAAAAGTATGATGATGAGTTGCGCAAGCTATCGGCTAAGATCACAACAACCTCAAGCGGCACTACAGAGGCCTACGAGAGTAAGCTTGCGGGCTTACGTGCTGAGTTTACTCGCTCAAATCAAGGCACGAGGACAGAGCTCGAGTCACAAATTAGCGGACTAAGAGCGGTACAACAGACAACCGCTAGCCAAATCTCACAAGAGATACGTAACCGCGAAGGTGCTGTCAGCCGTGTGCAACAGGACTTAGCTAGCTATCAGCGGCGATTGCAGGACGCAGAGGATAATTACAGTAGCTTAACCCATACAATTAGAGGTTTGCAGAGTGAAGTGGGATCCCCGACTGGTAAAATCCAATCACGCCTTACCCAACTAGCAGGACAAATTGAGCAGCGGGTTACTAGAGATGGTGTCATGAGTATTATTAGTGGCGCTGGAGACAGCATTAAATTAGCTATCCAAAAGGCTGGCGGCATTAATGCCAAAATGTCTGGTAATGAGATTATCTCAGCAATTAACCTCAACTCCTACGGAGTAACAATCGCAGGTAAACACATCGCTCTCGATGGCAATACGACGGTTAATGGCACCTTTACCACAAAAATAGCCGAGGCTATCAAGATTAGGGCTGATCAGATTATTGCAGGCACGATTGACGCTGCTAGGATTAGAGTGATTAACCTTAACGCAAGTAGTATCGTTGGTTTAGACGCTAACTTTATCAAAGCTAAAATTGGCTATGCTATCACTGATTTGCTCGAGGGCAAAGTCATCAAAGCTCGTAATGGCGCTATGTTGATTGATTTAAACAACTCTAACATCGACTTTAACAGCAATGCCACAATTAATTTTAATAGCAAAAACAATGCCTTAGTACGTAAAGATGGCACACATACTGCCTTTGTACACTTTAGTAATGCGACGCCAAAAGGCTATACAGGTTCGGCACTCTATGCAGCCATAGGTATCACCTCATCTGGTGACGGGATTAACAGCGCGTCCAGCGGTCGTTTTGCAGGGCTAAGGTCATTTAGGTACGCTACGGGATATAATCATACTGCTGCAGTCGACCAAACAGAGATTTACGGAGATAGTGTTTTAGTTGTGGATGATTTTAATATTACTCGAGGATTTAAGTTTAGACCAGACAAGATGACAAAAATGCTTGATATGAACGACTTGTATGCGGCTGTAGTAGCTTTAGGACGTTGTTGGAAGCACTTAGCTAACGTCGGCTGGAATACCGTTCATGGCAATTTTGTAAGTGCTGTGAATGGGGAATTGAATAACTACATCACTAAAATTTAACAGGAGATAATATGCAATTAACTATTAAAAACAAAGATTTAAACACATTATATAGTGTACTAGACAAAATCAAGGTCACCAACATGCGAGCAAATCGCGGGCGCGCTAAGCTACTCGCAAAAGTAGTAGATAGATTCAAAGAGTACGCCAAGGATGAGGGTGACCTTATTGATCTGTATGCTCAAAAAGACAAAGATGGCAAGTTTGTCATTGATGAGCACAAAAACATCAAGCTAGCAGACCCCGCTAAACTCGACGAGTTCAACGGCCTACTCAACGAGCTAGCTGATGAAGAAATTGTGATTAAAGGTGGCGAGTACTCTAAGCGCTTTATCGATTTTTTGGAATATTTAGCCGAATCTGAAGATGAGTTTACAGCTCAAGAAATCATTATTGTTGACAGCACCTTAGAGCAATACGAAGGAAGCAAAGGAGAATAACTATGAAGACATTAACACTATCAGGCAAACCTTATCCAATTCATGAAGGCGGTAAAGTTGTAAAAACAGAGGTTCGCTTAATCGGTGACAATGGGCTATTTATCCCCATTGAATTAATCGGTGATCAGACAGCTAAGTTAGCAGATGACCTTATTAAAGAGGGACTAGATGCTTTTGTACGCGAGTATGTGACTAAATACGCCGTGGCGGAATCAGTGCAAAAAGTGGAAGAGTTGAGCCTCGCACAAAAAGAGATTGAGCAAAATGCGGAGCAAGCAAAGGTAACAGCAGAAGCCGCTGAAAAACAAGCTAAATCTCTGGAGCTTGTCATTGCAAAATCTCAAAAAATGGCTAATCTACAAGCAATCCATCTACTAACAAGCGGAAGCAAAGTGGAACCCGATATTTACAAAGGTCTTTTAGAGCTAATCGAGCCAGCCAAAAAAGGTGAGTATCAAGCCTATGATGTCTTTACGGTAGTAGACGAGTCGCACGAAGAGCAGGCAGGAGAAGGTAATCTTGTCTTTGTACACGTTAACGAGCCATTTACTTATGACAAACAGACGCTTAAAGAGCTAGAGGAAGAGGATAAAGTCACAGTCATTAAATATGCGGATTTGGTTAAACAAGATTAGAGGTGGTTAGATGATAGATTTTGTACAAATTGGTGCTTTTTGTGGCGCTGCTTTGTCTATCTTGGGTGTTTGGGGATTTATCGTCAATCCCTTTAAAAAAGCCATGGAAGCTAATGAGTTTGCCATGGCTCAACTCAAGGACTCAATTAAGGAGTTAGCTTATGAGCTTAAAAATCTTGACCGTGAACGTGAGATTACCAAAAAAATTATCGACCGCCACGAAGAGCGTTTAGGTCGTGTCGAAGATGAAGTCATTATTAATAAGGAGCGTATTGTCACGCTGTTTAAAAAAGGAGAAGAAAAATGAACAAATGGTTTAAAAAAGTAGCAATCAAAACAATTAAGACAATGGCACAAACTGCGGTTGGTCTTATCGGGTCAAGCATGTTGATTACGGATATTAACTGGCCTACTATGCTATCAGCAGTGTTGTTGTCAGGACTTACTTGTGTCCTCATGAATGTGTCACAAATCAAGGAAGAGGAATAAGCCATGCGAGCAATCACACGATTAGCATTAGTTATAGCAATCGCAATACTGTATGTGCCATTATCTGTGGTTGCTCTTATCTTTTATCCGTTTTTAGATAAGGAGGACAGATGACCTTTTTAGATAAAATTAAACAAGGCTGTTTAGATGGCTGGGCTAAGTACAAAATCTTGCCATCCTTGACCGCAGCACAAGCTATCTTAGAGAGCGGGTGGGGCAAACATGCCCCACACAACGCTCTGTTTGGTATTAAGGCAGATAGCTCTTGGACTGGTAAATCATTTGATACCAAAACCCAAGAGGAATATCAAGCAGGTGTTGTCACGGATATTGTGGACCGATTTAGGGCGTATGATAGTTGGGATGAGTCGATAGCTGATCACGGACAATTTTTAGTTGATAATCCACGCTATGAGGCAGTTATTGGGGAGACTGACTATAAAAAGGCTTGTCATGCTATCAAGGAGGCAGGTTATGCCACAGCGAGTGGCTATGCGGAGCTACTTATCCAAATTATCAAGGAGAATGGCTTGCAGTTTTGGGATGCCGAAGTCTTAAAAAGTAATAAGGAGGAAACAATGACAACTGCAAATGAGATTGTAAAATACTGTGTCGACCTTGCCAATTCAGGCATGGGAGTTGATAAAGATAGTGCTTATGGAACTTAGTAAATTGGGTTCCTAACCCCGAGAATTGCTGGGACTCCCTTAGAGCATTGTAAACCACAACGTGTCTGGCAACAGAGAGCGTGACGGTTAAAAAATTACAATGATTGGGAAATCAGCAGGCGAGCCTCTATGGTAACAGTAGAGGAAGCTTCAACGACTAAGTGCTTGCAATCGCAAGACAGCACGGGGCAATTATGATATAATAGGTTAGATGAAATTTGAGGTTTAACCTATGAAGACTACTGAAATAAAAGAAATTGGAAATGTTTTTAATAACTTGAGAGTAATTAGCTACGCAGGAAAAAACAAACACAATAAAAAGCTAGCTTTTTATTGTGTTTACTATGTGGAGCTAAGAAAAATATGATTTTGACAGAAGTTAGGACTGGAAAAAGCAAATCATGCGGATGTCTAGCTACGATAAAAGCCAAAGAGCGCCAGATGGTACATGGGTATAGCGGAACAAAGGTGCATAGAGCCTGGAAAGGGATGCGTCAAAGGTGTACGAATCCAAATTACGAACACTACCATAGATATGGTGGTCGAGGGATTACGTTTAGCGATGAGTGGAATGATTTTCAAATATTTTTGAACGATATGGGTTTTCCGCCAAGTGACAGACATCAGCTTGATAGGATTGATAACGACGGAAATTATTGTAAAGAAAACTGCCGTTGGGTTCTACCTAAAGAGAATTGCAACAATCGTAAAACCTACCACAATAAGACAGGTTTTACCGGAGTCACAGAAAACACTTCTAAAAAAGGGCGTTATTCTGCAGTGTTTCATGTTAATCGTAAACACATCCAAGTTGGGACTTTTGACAGTCCGCTAGAAGCTTACAGAGCTAGAGTTAACGCTATAAAAAAATATAATAAAGAGCATAACACCAATTTAAAATATATAGAAGTAGAAGATTTATGATTGAAGATATAGTCTCATCTCTTGTGAAAGCAAGAGCTCGAAAGAGTGTTATAAGCTATACAAGTATTTTCAGAAATGAAATTACGGAGAGGCTTATAATTAAAGGATAATGCAGTGTGCTGACTTACCATGTTTTATCGTCAAAAACTGGTTCGGCATTGATTTATGGGGTAATGCCATAGACCTGTTAAATAGCGCATCTGCGCAAGGGCTAGAGGTCATATATAATGCCCCTGGAGTCAATCCCAAAGCTAGTGACCTTTTTGTCATGGAGGTAGCTGGTAGTCCCTACGGACATACAGGAGCTGTCATCGAGGATAGTGATGGCTATACGATTAGAACTGTTGAGCAAAATATTGACGGTAACTGGGATAGTCTGCAGGTAGGCGGACCCGCTCGCTTTAATATCCGCGACTTTACTGGCGTTATTGGCTGGATTAGATTGCCAGTTGATCACACTCACCAGACAGTAGATACAGCACCACAAAACTCGGACACTATCGTAGAGACAGCAAAAACAGGCACCTTTACGCTTGATGTCGCAGAGATTAATATTAGGCGTTGGCCAAGCTTAGCCAGCGAAGTAGTAGGTAGCTATAAGCAAGGCGATACTGTCAGCTTTGATAGCGAGGGCTACGCGAATGGTTACTACTGGATTAGCTATGTTGGAGGTTCAGGTATGCGTGACTACCTAGCTATTGGGCAGACTGATAAGGATGGCAACCGCATCAGTATTTGGGGTAAATTAAATTAGGAGTTATTATTTTATTATTAATAATAAAATAATACTGTTTTTCTTGACTTAGCAAATCAAAACAGGTAATATAAAGATAACAAATAACTGTGCCTCTGTTGTTTATGCTCTTGTTGTTTGTATTGCTGTACACCTAGCACCGTAGGTGACGAACAAAAAATGTAAGAGGAAACTCCAACCTCAGAAAAAGCACAGTTTGCCGGCTGTGCTTTTATTTTTGGACATAAAAAAGAGCAGGTTTGCCGACCCACTCTTAAACAAAAAATGTAATGTACGTACTATTTTTTGTGTAAATAGTCACGCACGACATCAGCTAAGCAATTTGCAGTGAGGGTAACCACAAAATTACTAACTAATGTGAGGAGGAAAATTTCCATACTCCAACCTCCTTTTTAAAGATTTGCTATTTGACTAGTTAGCTCTAGCCCATCTAAGCTACTAGAGCTTATTTGTTGATACAATTATATATTATTTTATTTCACAAATAAAGTTTTTGGGCGAAAAAATCACTATATCTTGTGTCCTCAAACAAAATTATATACAATTTGTTGTATTTTGAATAAAAACCAACCGCTCTCTTAGTTGAGGGCGGTTTTTTGTGTGCAAAATCAAGAAAATTCTTTTATCTTCTAAAACAAAAAAAGGGGGGAAGATAAGTTAAAAACTTAGTCATACCAACCTGATGAAGTAGGCTATCTTGAATAGATGCTGTTAAATAATTGTATACATAAAATCCTATTATATTAAGCTTTATAGCTGTATAATGTTTTTTTTGTGTTTTTTTAAAATTATAGTTGAATTATTATTTAAATATAGTATACTTGCTAAGCAAATTGATTAAACTTAAAAAATGTTAGGAGAAAAAATGAAAAAAAATACCTTGACTTTGTTATTCCTTGTGTGTGTATCGCTTGCTCTATACACTACTGAGAGTGTCTTTTCAGATGCTGTGTTGGTTAATAGCGAATTAAAAAATATCTATACGAAAGATGTAATTAATAGAACCAATATGAAGATAACAAAGAAAATTGGCACCCAGTTAATATTTAACACGAATGAAAAAACTAGAGTCTGGGACGATGATAATTATAATAAAGTTATATCTAGCAATGTTTCTCCAGCGCAAGAAAGACGCTTTAAGGAAGAAGAAGTTGATATTTATGCTCTAATAAAATCCTACAGTGTGATATGTAAGGAACAATATAATTATGTTGATGGAGGTTTGATAAGAACAAGTGACAGAGAGAAACTTGATTCAACAATATATATGAATATTTTTGGGGAACAGATACCGCTAAAAGAACAATCAAAATATAAAATCACATTTCAGAATAAGTTTGTAACTTTTCAAGAAATTGATGTTAGACTTAGGAAAAGTTTGATGAGCGATAATAGAATAAAGTTATATGAACATAACTCAATTTGTAAAAAAGGGTATTGGGGAATTCATTATAAAGATAATACAACAAAGTTTACCGATTTATTCACTCATCCTAACTATACAGATAATGAAACGATTGATATGAGTAAAGTAAGTCACTTTGATGTTTACTTAAACGAAGATTTTTCTAAAAATTAGTGGTTGAATGCTATCTTAATTTAATTTTTAGTCTATTTAAATAGATTTTTATGAATTAGACGGTTTTAGTAGACTTCTAGGCATCACTATCGGTCAACCGAGGAATATGACAAAACCGCTCAGATAATTCTGGGCGGTTTTTGTGTTTTTTAAGGAATTATTTTTTTAATTTCTTTCATCTTCAATTTTTATTAACCTATGAAGGAGGAATGTAGAACCCGTCATACGCCCGTTTGTTTATTTCTTTTTCAGGAAATAGTAGCTACCAAATATTTCAAATACGTTAATTTAAAATTACCACTATATTTAATTTTACCAAAAAAATTAAATAAAAAAAAGACTTGTATTTGTAATATTTTAAGTGTAATATTCTTCTTGAGATAAGGTCTACCTTAGTTTTAAGAAAGGAGGTTTGTTGACATATTGGGGTAGCACTTAATAGTTTCTCTGTTATTAAAATAGTTGGAGAAAATTTATGAAAAAAGTAATAAATACTATTCTATTAGCTGCTTGTTTTTTATTCTTTTTAGGTAATTTTACTACAAATGTATTAGCTGAAGGGATAAATGATAAAATGGAAAATGGCACTGAAAGTGATATTAGCTTCCAAAATGGTGAACTCCTAAAAAATTATCTTATCCTAGAAGGTGAACGAGTATACTTTGATTATGATAGAGCAACTCAAGATAAAGTATCAGATGATGTTCTAGAGATGGGAATGTTAGTTGAAGCTATAAGTAAGGATTATTCTGAGAAGACATTCACCCCAGATAAGTATTTTAAAGCTAGTTGGCCTGTCCACGGTAACTATTGTGGACCAGGTCATAATGGGAATAACTTTACGTTGCCAGTAGTAGATGTTTTGGATCAAGGTTGCCAAAACCACGATAGTTGCTATAAGTGGGGTGCCGGTATTGGTGCTAATTGTGAATGTAACCGTCAGCTAGTTAATTACATAAAAGTTTATAGACGATGGATGCCAGCGAATGTCCTTGGCGTAGCCGATGCTATTAGAGTATATTTTGAGACAGTAGGTTCTATAGGATGTTAAATTTCAAAAAAAACGTTAGTGATTATTCGAAGTACTATATTTTGAGTATAGTGTTATTATGGATAGGAATGTTCTTTGTTCCTTGGGATAAGACTCTATTCGGTGTTTCGATTTATCTGTTTGTTATGCAAAAGTTATTTATAGTGTTTGGTTTGACGGCTATCTTCATGGCCTTTGTGTCTAAAAAAATAAATCTATTTATTTGGGGAATATTATTTATTTTCGCATTTTGGATTAATATGTTTTTGTTATTTTCCGTATTACCAATTTTGGGAAATTAGTTTAACAAAAAAGAAGAGGGGGGTCTCCCTCTTCTTTTACGAATAAATAGATAAGGAGGTACTTATGCTAACATACGACGAGTTTAAGCAAGCGATTGACAATGGATATATCACAGCAGACACAGTTATGATCGTGCGCAAGAACGGACAGATTTTTGATTATGTGTTGCCGAATGAGAAGATAAGAGATTGGGAGGTTGTGACAGACGAAAAAGTGGAAGAGGTGCTGGTGGAGCTTTCGAGATAAGTATTTTCTTTGCCCCCTGAGAAGTAGTTTTATTAAAGGGGTAAATAGGGGGCATAAGTTTAAAACTTACATAGTTGATTCGAAGCAATTATATAAAGTTTCGTTATTTTGTAGCTTTATAAAATCAAAGTTTATTATATTATATGTGCACAATATTAAGTAATCTTTAAAAGACGCTGTTAAATAATTCGTCTAGAAAAATCTTGTTGCTATCGATGTTTATTGATAGCGACAAGGTTCTTTTTTTATATTTAGGGCATAAAGTTAGTAGTTTTCTCTTCAGTTAAGCCAAGTTCTAAAGCATGCACTCTATAATGGTCAGTCATCCTTCTATTAGTATATCATTTCCGCAGGTAGGGGAGTTTTTTTCATATTTGCAAATAGTTGAAGTTAGGATTTTTGAAAGCAAAAGGTAAGTTTAAAAAAAGTTTATTTAGAATGTTTCTAAATTACTTGACTTATTTATTTAGAATTATTATAATTAATATATCTTAAAGATTGAATAACTTTTAATTGCGAGGGAACTAAAAATGACAATCAGACAATGGATGGCAGACCATCTTCATTTGATGGAGACTTTAGCGTGTTTGGTATTAATAATAATTGGCCTAGCCTTTTTACACTCATTTCCACAAGTGGCTTCCGCTATTTTCATTACAGCCTTCTTGATTGGAGGATATGCGTCTGCAAAAACGGGTATATTGGATTTGGTGAAGAACAAACACTTGTCAGTGGATATTTTGATGATTTTGGCAGCTATCGGTGCTGGAATTATCGGCTATTGGCTGGAGGGTGCTCTGCTTATTTTTATCTTTTCGTTGTCCAATACGCTTGAAGAAATGGCCATGGAAAAAAGTAAGGATGCTATTTCAGCCTTGATGTCCTTGACGCCAGATACAGCTCGTCAATACCAAGAAGATGGCCATATTTTAGAAGTTGAGACCAGATCCTTGAGTGTTGGTGACCGTTTACAAGTTCGTAAAGGCGAAGCTGTTCCAATTGACGGGCAGTTGCTTAGTCCTTTTGGTCAATTTGATGAATCTATGGTCACTGGTGAGCCTATCACTGTTGATAAGGCAGAAGGCCAGGATCTGATTGGGGGAACCATTAACCAAGGACAAACCATAGATATGTTGGTTACTATTGAAAATGACGATACTCTCTTTGCCAAGATTATTAATCTGGTGGAATCTGCCCAAGAAAAGAAAAGCAAAACCGCCACCTTTATCGAAAGCTTAGAAGATGGTTATGTCAAATTTGTGCTCGTCCTTATTCCTGCCTTTATCCTCTTTAGCCACTTTGTGCTTTCTTGGACTTGGTTGGCTGCTTTTTACCGAGGGATGATTCTCTTAACAGTAGCTTCACCATGTGCCCTAATTGCCAGTTCCACACCTGCTAGCTTGGCTGCTATTTCTCGTGCAGCCAGAAAGGGATTGATTATCAAAGGAGGGGATATTGTCGATAACATGGGAGATATTAAGGCTGTTGTCATGGATAAAACGGGAACGCTCACCCAAGGAAAACCTTCTGTTGTGAATGCTCATTATTTGGAAGATGAGTTGCTCGTGAATAGACTGGTAAAAGGAGCAGAGGCTGCTAGTACCCATCCTATTTCTAAAGCCCTTCTTGAATACACTGAAAAGTTGGAGCCACTGACCTTTGACCACTTAGAAGAAATTTCTGGGAAAGGTTTTCAGGGATTCTATCAAGGGCAAGAATGGCGAATTGGCAAGAAAACCTTCATTTTGGAAAAGGTTCAAGACCTATCAGCTTTTGAAGAAACTATTCAAGTGGAAGAAAATCAAGGGAAAACCCTAATCTTTGTTTCACGTGACCATCAATTGATAGCTTACTATGCCCTCTTGGATGATATCAAAATAGAATCAAAACGTGCTATTAAGTCTCTTCATGCCATGGGAATCAAAACAGTCATGTTAACAGGTGACCAAGAACGAACCGCCAATTATGTGGCACAAAAACTTGGTATTGATGAAGTGGTAGCCAACTGTATGCCTCAAGATAAGGTGGCTAAGTTAGCAGAATTAAAGACTAAATATGGTTTTGTGGCTATGGTAGGAGATGGTATTAATGATGCTCCTGCCCTTGCTCAAGCAGATGTTTCTTATGCTATTGGATCAGGAACAGATATTGCAATGGAAAGTGCAGACAGTGTGATTATGGATGACTTGACTCGTATTCCATTTTCGATTCAACTTTCCCGCAAAATGAAGACCATTATCAAACAAAATATTGTTTTTGCCTTATCTGTGATTACCTTATTGATTTTAGCCAATGTTTTTCAGGTAGTTAACTTGCCGCTTGGTGTTGTTGGACACGAAGGCTCAACGATTTTAGTGATTTTAAATGGCTTGCGTTTACTTTCTTTTAAATAA